AAGGTTGAACCATTGGTTGAGTAATCTAATCTTATTTTTGCAGTGTATTCGGAGGTTCCTTTACCAGGAAATCTATAAATTGAAGATTGGTTTGTTCCCGCAGTATTTTGTCCTGTTGCTATATCCGCCTCTTCTTGTGGGTCTGCAGGAGTTATACTCAAACTATTAACTAACAAGTTTGGCATAAAGTTCTCAATAGCATCTCTAATGTCAGATTCAATTGCATTAAAAGTTAATCCGTCAAAAGGTTCAAAAAGGAATTCGTATAATCTTGTACCAAATTGTGGTAAAAAATATCTCGAACCTTTTCTTGTTAATAACAAATGAATTAAATCCGCTTTAATTTCTTGAGCTTGAAATTCTGTTAATTCTAAGTAATCCCCTCTTCTTGAATCTCTGAAGGGAAAATTAATACCGTATGTAGTTCCATTAGCCATTACCAATAAATATAGTAGTATTTCCTTTTATGTGAACTGGAGTATACGGACAATTTTTACATCCATTCCCGCAACAACTACCTCTCTTAATGTGGTATGACTCAGTCATAACTACTTTACCATCTTCAATATAAAAATCAGTTGATTCATGATTGCTCATCATAATTTTCTTAACACGCTCTTGATTTATCCAATCTTCAGTATTTTTTATCATAGTATTATATAAATAAAAAAGGAATATGTTTTTTATACATATTCCCTTAATTGTTAAAATTTATTTTAATTATTTAATTTCACACGCTCCGCCAGCACAAGCCAATTCACCACTCAAATCTGTTTCGTCACTTAACTCAACAACTTTTGATAAATCAATTGAGTGTAATTTGGAAAATAATCTTTCAAATTCTTCTTTAGTACAGTCCTCAAATGGAGCTTGTTTATAACTATGTTCGGAGTGCGGAAGTACAGATAATCCATTATAAAAATCTCTGTTATCCCACATCCACTCACCAGCCAATTCCCAATCTTCAGGTTTTAAACTAATTGTTGCAGATACGTTGTGACTGTTTGAACCACTTCTGTGACCAGGTTTAACCCATTCTTGTGTAATTTTTTTAACACGTTCTAATAGTTGGAATGGACTTTCAGTTCTTAAGATTGAACCTTCAGGTGCCTTTTGTGGTACCGAAATAACCGCAGTATCGTGTGGACGGAAAAATTCATCCTCAACCAATTCAGGGTGATTGTTTAATAAGTAACTGTAAATTGATTCGTTTTTACCTACACGGATTCTACGGATGTAGTAATCGTTGTGCCAAGCGTGAATACCTGATGATGTTCCTAAAGTTAATGAGGTTGTTCCTGCAGGTTTTACAGTTGTTGTACGAGCTGATTTATTGATACCAATTATTTCCGCAACTCTTGTGTTTTCTTCTTTAACAATTTTTGCAGCTTCTTTCATATCATAACCCAAGACAACACCCGAACCAATACCTGTCATAGATACACCGATTAAAGCGTCTTTCTCAGTTGTTCTTTTCCAAATATCACGAAGGTAATGGAAGTTAGTATAACCCGCCTGTAATGTTCCGATGAACGCTGCCGCTTTAACACGAGCGTTTAAATCTTCTTGTGAATCAATGTCAGAAACATTTACCTCACATAAGTTACAGAATTGATTTGGTCTTAATGCGATTTCACAACAAGGGTTTGTTCCCCAATCTTTATCGTTAGTGAAATAGATACCAGGTTCACCTGCTCCTGAAGCCTCAACACGTTTCCATAAATCCATAAAGAAATCTTTAGTGATTTTATGTCTAACCAATGCCGCTGAGTTGTTTGCTCTACCTCTTTGTGGATTTTGTTCCCACCATGCTCCTGACTTACAAGAAATCATCTCTTGGTCATCTGCACTGAATAATGAAATAAGTGCCGCTCTACGAATACCACCTGCTAACACTGCATCTGCAATATGACAAACCATATCGTGAACTTCAATCGGGGTTAATTTATCATCATCCTCTTTTGAATCCAACATAGTGGTTAACTTATAGATACAATCTTTCAATGGTTGAGGACCTGGTGCTTTACCACCTGAAGTTACAAGTTGAGCTCCTTTTGGTCTGATGTCTGAATAATCAAAAACAATAGTTGAAGATGCTTTACCGAAGTAAGATTTCATTAACACTTTAATTGCATCTGCCCATCCTTCAATAGAGTCACCGATTAAAAATCTTGTGGTATATTTTGGATTTGGTTTTCTAATTTCAGGTAATTTTTCTACGTGATGTTTTTGAACTGAATAACCAACACCTGTTCCTCCTAATAGTAAGAACATTGACTCAGAGAATGCATCCAAGTGGTCGATAGGTAGATAAGCACAATTGTAGATTCTGTTTGGAGAAATTTCAATTGGTTTACCACCAAATTGCATTGACCTCATTGAGGGTAATACTTTTTTATCATATACCATTTTGTATACTTCTGTAATCTCATCTTTCAATGATGGGTATTTTTTAATATGCATGTTCATATTACGGGTTACCAATTCTTCCCACGTTTCGCGTCTGTTTAATTCTGGTACGAACTTAGCGTACTTCATATAAACTGTTAAATCTGACAATATCTGTTGTGATGCGTCCATAATTTTTTCTTCTTTGTTTATTTAATTTTATATTGTTGTTTTATTATCTTCTCTTTGTTTTCTCTTCTCTAATAGTTCTTTAACCCTATCTCTTTTTCTCTCTTCTTGTTGTTCTTCAAACCCTAAGAATGTTACAGATGACTCTGTGTCTATCTCAAGTAATTCGTTGTTAAACTTACAATTCTCAAATACCACCCCATCTTTACCGATACGTGATTTTGTGATTGCTATTGTTGCCAAGTTCATTTCTTTTTGTTGTAATGTCTTAGCAACTGTAATGATAACGTGTCCTACTTGTGCCTTTTTAATTGAACCTCCCATTTGGTCTGTGGTAACAACCTCTGCTGAGATTGATGACCTGTTACCTTGAGTTGCTGTCCAACCTACTAATGATAGTTCGTGACACATCGCTTCAAAACCTCTCATCACCGAACCCTCAGCCTTCCACTCATCCTTACTTGAACTCTCAGGAACCACACAATCTATGTAATCCAAAAGAACCAAGTCAATCTTAGTACCATCAGCAATCATTTTTCTAATTTGATTCTTGATTTGACTCATAGTTACAGTATCTGATGGAAGTTTCTTAAGAATTAATTCATTCTTCATTGTTTCCTTAATCTCAGTAATTTTACCCATCACCACTTCTTTGTTTTGAACTAAGTTATCAGGTTCGATACCAGTCCAAAGTGTGAAGTGTTTACGTTGTATAATCTTTGGATTGTCCTCAAAAAAGATTTGAAGAACATTGTATCCAAGATTAAACGCTGTGTTTGCTATCTTAGTTAAGATTGTAGTTTTACCAACTCCAGTGGGTGCTAAGATAACACCAATTTCTCCCTTTGCCAAACCACCTTTTAATAATCTGTCAATTCCTGCGATTCCAATTGGAATTGGGTGTCTAAAGTCCTCATCAAGAACTGTATCTAAGTTGGAGAATATATCCGTTGTTCCAGTATCTCTCTCCCCAACTTGTAATGCTTCTCGAACAAGTCCTTCAACCTTATCGTAAGATTCAAAATCCCCTTCAGTTATAATCTTTTGTGCTTTATCCATAGCCTTTTGAAGTTCTTGTTGTTTACAGAACTTCAAAGCCTTTTCCTGAACGAACTGAGTTCCTTCAAATGGTGCATCTTTAATTTGTTTAATGGTGTCAAGAACGATTTTAGCAACCAATTCTTGTGAGATTTCAGATTTTACAATCTGTTCAAGGGTGTCAAAGTTAGGTGTAGATTGATACTTTGAGTGATACTCCTTTGTCATCTGTAAGATGATTTTAAAGTACTTATTGTCAAAATAAACACTCTCTATAACATCCATAATTGATGTTGAAAATTCTTTGTCGACAATAAGTTGGTTTAAAAGTTGTATCTGAAATGTGTTCCCTAAGTAATCAAAATTTTTATTCATAAATCGTTTTTGTAGTCCCTTGTTTTAGTAAATATAGCTTAGTTCAACTCAAAGCCCAAATATTCAAAACTTAATTCTTCTTCGGAAAAAATGTCAGTTAAATCTCTCAAAACATCTTTCAAAAATGGTCGTACATCAACGGTATAACGAACTTTTGGTGGATATAATTTTCCATCAAAATATCTATGACAAATTGTCTGTTCCCCAATTCTAACATAAAGGTTAAAATGTTCACTACCCTCAGTAAATGATGTCTCCATTAGTGTCGGGTCATTCATAATAGCGTCTTGGTTATCTGACATATAGATAACGGTTTTCATCTTAAGATGGTGTTGGAGTTGCTCCTTTAGTTGTTTAATGTAGTTGTACAACTCTAACGAGTTCTTTGCGTCAGGATTAAATCCTCTAACGTTAAAAAACCTTTGAACTACGATGTTGTCGTTCAACGTAAGTAAGAATTCCATTTTGGTGCTGTCTTGCTCTCTCATATTTATTTTTTGTTTGTATTTCTTTTTTCTTTTCTTGTTAATTTTAGGAATGGTGTTAGGAAACTTACCCAAGCTTCGTCATTTTTGGGTAAATACTTAAAGAGACCATCCTCCATCATCATTCTCAT